AATATCCATTTTATTTTCTTTGGTCGTTTCTTTCAAAGAATTGATATTATCGACAAATTTATCAGTTTGATTTGACATAGTACTAACAATAGAATTAACATCAAATTCAGGCATTTTAGAAATTTCAGGTTTATTTTCAACAAACTCTTTTTCTTTTATAATTTCATTTGTTTTAATTTCTTTGTTTTCTAATATTGTTGGTTCAAGATTTAAACCATTCTTTAATTCACTTACACTATTAGTTAATTTTTCATTGTTACTCACAAAAATATCCTTTAATGGAGTAAAATTGAATTCGGTAGTTTTTGGCGTCTCAGGTTTAACTTCAACAAAATTATTTTCTTTTATAATTTCATTTGTTTTAATTTCTTTGTTTTCTGATATTGTTGGTTCAGGTGGTTTAAAACCGATTATTTTTTCTTGGGCTAAAACAAATTCATTTAATTTATTTACTATAGGTTCAAAAATTGAAGTGTAGTTTTCGTCTCCTTTTTCTTGTGGTTTTAATTTGTCATAATCAATTACGAACTTTGACTCTTTAACCGCATCGATTAACAAGTCTACTCTTTGTATTAACCTATCAGTTTGAGCGATACCGTTATCAATAACGGGTGACATATTTAATCCTGGTGTTTCTTTTGGTTGTAAAGCGGCGGTTATCATTTCTTCAATAATCTCCGTTTGTTTTTTGTTTTCGTCTTCCTTAATTTGTTCCGGTGTTTTTTCAGTTGGCGTTGTGATTGTTTGAGAGTTCATAGAATTTTTGTACTCTTCCATAGAAGCATCTAAAGTCTCGTGCCAATTTAAACTTGGTGCGGGGGTTGTGGTTGGGGGTGTTGTTGCATTAGTAACTAGTGCTCCGACTCCTTTGACTTTGGATTTAGCTTCGGCGGCTAACGCTTGTGTTGCAATATCACCCACTAACCCAACATATGAACTACCGACCTTTTTCAAATTATCCTTTAATTCAGTTCCCGTTTTAGTCATGACCTCCTTCAACGCAGTTTCAAGTTTTTCTGGGTCGAACGCTTCTCCATGTTTAGGTATCGCATTTTGAATCACCGTAAATAATGATTTTGGTAAATCAGTTAATAGGGTACCCGCAGCATCCTTCATTTCTATGGCCATTTTATCGTGAAAGTCTTCTCCCTTATCATCTTTTTTAAATGCCACTTCTTTTGCAGCACTACTCTTTACGTCCAGACTTCTTCTGAATTCCTGCCCTTTCTCCCCTCTAGCCAATCCACTTCTCGGAGCGGAAGCCATTAGTTCCATCGTTTTTAACATTTTTTGACTTACCGTCAATTGGTCTTGTGCGATTTCTTCTAAAGTTTTGGGGGTAGCCTGTTCTTTTAAGAACTTAACATCATCAGGATTTAATTCACTTACGAACTTTTGTTCTCCACTTTCTACTGTAACTGCAAATCCTTTTTTGTCACCAATTTGACTAAATTGAGACAAATTTGCAATCATTTCTCTATCTTCTTCAGTCATTGGTACGTCCATTTTAGGGAACGCAATTTTTTTCATCTTATATTCCAACTCCCCTGACTTAATGGCCATTTTGGCTAATTCGGCAACCGGCATATCCATAGCCTTAGCCAATTCTCTCATTCTTCCTTGTTCACCCGGTAAGATAGTAACTTTACCTGAGACTTCATCTATTTTTGTTAAACCTTTGGTTACGTTAACCATTTGTTTCATTAACTCATCAGGATTGTTTTGTCCTAAATCCATAATCTTAAGTGGGTCTAACAAATCTGAACTTGCAACCCCTAACCTTTGCATTGAAGCCGCCAAATCAATTGCTTGTTCGGGGTCAAATGCCTTCTCCGCCATATTAAAGACATTTTGCATATTAACCCCCAATACTGCGGATTTTGCAACCATTTTCGCCAATCCTTCAATACCTCCCTGAAAATTAAATGTATTAAGATTTTTTAGATTATCTGATACTCCTTTTGTTACGGCACCGACATTAACTCCCAACTTTTGAGCCACTTTAGCCGCGGTTTCCATTTGTGTTGATACGTCGGTTAGTTGGAATCCTGCGTCTGTGAAATTTTGTGCTAAATCTTTTGTCGATACCCCTGTTGCCTCTGCCGTAAGTTCTAAACTCTTAATTACTTCAGAAGATGCAACAACATTTCTATTAGTGATGATAGATACTTCTTTAACAATGTCTCCAGCCCTCTTCATTGACGCCTCATATGTCATGGCGTTCTTTGAGAGTCCGAGAATACTTGTAGCAGATTTATTGATTTGGTTTTCCATTTCAATAACTCTATCACCCGCAAATCCGAAAGTCTCAGCTAATTGTTCTCCGGACGCCTCAAGTTGAGCCATCGGTGCGAGTATATCGGCAACTCGCTTTCCAGCACCCACGGCTTCTTCACCTAAACCCTTAAGGTTGTAAATACTGCCGGACTCAGGTGCTTTGTTTGATTCAGGGGTTTCAACTTTTCCTTCTTGCATCATAATATAATCTTTTTAGATAAATACAATCCCTATCTGTTTTTAGGTGTGTTATCCTCCACAATCTTATCCAATAGATATCTTCTCATATAAGAAGGCAATATGAGAAAATCACTATATGATGTGTTAATGTACTTCGCTAAATAATAAAATTGGTCTATTAAAGTCTTGGTGTAATCAGAAGAATGGCCGAAAAAAGTCCACCCCGAAGGTGATGTCAAACTCAACCTTTTCTCCTGACGGGGCTATTGCTACTCTTTTTAAATCTAAACTTGGTTCGTTTTCGTTCAAGAAATTTCTTATGAACTTTGAATCCCCAATTGGTAACGTTTCTACTGTTTGAGAAATGAATCCTCTATCTTCGTTATCGTTTAGTGCTATTATTTGTTTATTTAATCTCCAAGATACTTTTGGGGCCACTCTACCTTGAGGGTATTCGGCAGTCATTCTTTCGATTTCCATGGTATCCCACATATTTAGTGGTTTTAACTTAGCAATCAATCCACTTTTAGGTAATGTGACTTCGAAGTAACCTTGTTCATTTGGTTTTTGTTCGCATTTTTTAATATTCAATTCATCTAACAATAATGTGTGATTGAACTTTTCTTTAGTTGCCGGGTCTGTTAACGAAATATTATATTCGTGTCCAAACGATGTGTTTCTTAAAAAGATTAGTATTGCTTCAATGTCCCCTGTTAATAATTCTTCAGGTCTTAAATCGGGTTCAAACAGTTTGTTTCTCAGTAATGATAATACCACACCGTCTTTCGCACTATTATTTAGTGAGCCCAAGATGATATTTTCATCCGCAGCAGTAAGGTAACCTACTTTTACAGATTTCTTTTTTGATTTATAAAAAATCCCACCTGTTGGTAACTGTACCATATCGTGAGGTAGGGAAAATGACTGTTGTCCGTATGTTTGATAATCTTCCATAATTTGTTTTTAATTTAAACATACATCAGTTTAAATTAAAATAAACATCAAAAGGTCCTTACGGACCTTTTGATGTTTATTATTATATTAGTATACTAAAATACAACGGTCCATTCTTAAATTCGCCGAAATATCCGCAATTGCATCAGTACCATATCCCAACGCTCCGAAGTCAACACTAGTTAGGAAGGTTCCTTGTAGAATCCATTTTTCCACAACAACACCTGTCGGGTCTAACATTTCTAAATCAATGTCTTTTTTATACCCTGCAGCATAACCCATACGTCCTGTTACAGATTCTGCACACAAACGTACCCATTCCATCAAGGCTTGTGACGCAGATGGACCGATTGGGTCACGGAATTTAACGCCGATTTCGTCCCAATTGAATCTACCTGCAACGTATGTTGAAGTATTTAGAAATTGAATCTCGGTCGCAGCAATTTTTATTGATGGTCTTTTTGCACTTTCCACAAACCATTCATTGATACCCAAACTTGATGGAAATCTCAAGATAAACCTATTCTGTCTTTTAGGTTCATACGGTATCGGCATTTTCATTAGTAAATCAGCCATTTTATTTAATTTTTTAGTTCAGTTTATTTTTTTATGATAAATATTATCAAGTTTATTTTTTTTAATATTTTCTTTTAATTCCTCCTGCAGTTGAGTAGGTTTGTAGAATGTTATCAGGTTCGTTTTCAAAATGTTTTTTCATAGTTTCGACATTTCTAATATCATCATCTGAAAAACCTAAAGTTGGTTGGGGTATGAAATTATTACTTACGTCGTTTTTTAAGAAAGCCTTTTTTCCAATTGAGTTTGAGACTTCTTTTATATAAGACATAAATTCTTTCATTGCATTTATTTTTCCTTCTTCGGGACTAATTGATGAACCTTCACCATACGCCACAGGATAAAATCTACATAAATCAAGATACTCGTTTAGTATTTCCATTTTATCTTGGTTTCCTTCGAATCCTGCAATATCTCTATACTTTTCAAGATTTCTAATAAGTTCTGTGAAGGATATTCCATCTCTGTTCGATAATATAAGATTATAACAAGCCTCTCTTAAAACAGACGGTGTATGACCTCTTGCAGTGATAATTGCAAATATTGAACCGTTATTAATTGCTTCAACGAAATCAGACCAAGCAGGACCGGTAGGCGCTGTAATTGAATCTATTATAAATTTCTTATCTCCCGAAACTACGAAGTTTCTAAAAGCGTTATCCGCATAACCTACGATTGTATCACCCTCATATTGAAAGTCTTCTTTACCTATCATAGTTCTATGATGTGCAAAATCCTCAGTTGACATTCCAACTTCTTCACCGTCATCGGTTTTCAAGATAATTTTTGTTGGCATGTTCATAATATTATCATCCCAATCAAAAGCATAATACTTCATGTCGGGAGTTCCAGCCTCCGTAATCCCTTCGGATACGGAAGCCGGTCTTTTATATATCCCTTTTTTAATCATTTTGACAATTTTTGAATCAACCTCTCTAATTGAGCCTCACTTATAACTATTTGTTTCGGTTTGGACTCTTTTATTTGAGTTTTGGTTTTTTTATTGTTCATGTGTTAGATATTTTCAAATGATGCTCCTGTTGGAGTGATGTAGAATGTTATGTCAATGAATTCTAATGCTCTTGTTGGTTTAATATAAATTGAACCGACAAGTCTATTATTATCCAAGTCTTCAGGTGTATTTCTAACAGTTACTCTGAAATCATAAAGACCTCTATCTCTTCTGATTGAATCCAAGATTGGATTAACCGAATCCAAGAATTGTTGTCTTACGATATCGTCGTTTTGTTCGAATAGTAATCTTACAGAAACCGCTGAAATTAACTTACGTGCTTGTAATAACAATCTTCTTACGTTGATTCTATCAAGTGCCGATTGAGCGATTTGTAAAGTTTTATTACCCCAAATCACAGTTCCAACATCTGAGAAAGTTGCAATTGGATTGATTCTTCCTTCGTAAAGGACATCTCTATCTTCTTGTGAAAGTTTCTTTCTTGCTTTAACTGAATTAACAAGACCTCTTGTATAACCTGCAGTTGCGAACCAAGGGAATGCAACATTATCTGTAAGTGCCAAGTTTCTTGTAACCTCTGCAGTTGGTGGAAGATAAATCTGTGTATTATTTACAGTATCTCTTGTTAATACCCAAGGGTAGTAAGTTGCCGTATAATTCGAATCGATATTTGAATTAATCAGGTTATCTACCGCAGATTGTGGTAATATTTGTTCCGCAGAATCATTTGTGTTAGGTGTAAACATTTCCCAGTCAGGAGTTGTTACAAGATAAATCGAGTCCGCTCTATCAAATTCTACGATGTTAATTGCTTTGTTAACTAAAAGAGCGTTATTATGATAGTCAATACCCGGGGTTACAAACACATTAATATTAATAGATTCAGGATTTGACATACTTTCCATACCCAACAAATATGCGTAATAGTCAGTGTTAGCGTAATCAACTGTGTTTTGGTCAATTGTGACTTGTTTAAACATACCTTGACCTGTAGCCGATGGGTATCTAGAGTTAGGACAAGCCCCTTTTCTATATCCTGTGCCACCTAAAATAAATCTATCGGTATTTGTTCTTGATTCACTGTAAATATCCCATCCATCAAAACCACCTGCAGGTAATAATGTGAATTTTCTTGCAAATGTTCTGAAATATGGATTATCCGCACTTTCTGGTTCTGCTTGGAAGGTTCCGTCTCCAACGAAGAATTCTGAAGTACCACTTGTTAGATAAGAATTAGAGATTGTAATCGCACTTGCCTCTCTATCCATATGGAATCCTCTAATTTTATAATCCCAACCATCTTGAGTTGCTTCGATACATAAGTTACCTGCATTTATTTTTCCTTTATAATCAAAGAAATCACCATCAAATCCTACTCTATCAGAAATACCTAAATATGTTCTTCTAACGTTATCACCGTTAGTAGTTAAAGAAATTCCTGCACCGATTGGTGTGTTAAATGGTGGTTCAAATATTGTAGTACCAGGGTCTTCATATTTTGTTTTATAGATAACAAATGGTGGTTTATTTACTGTGTAACCACTATATGTTCTCATTGTGTAACCTTCGAATCCACATGGTAGTGAATCTACAGGTGCATCATCATTCATTTCAACCATAATAAATTTAGAAACTAATGAATATTCACCATTTTTAGAACCAATTCTTTTTGCAACAAAATTATTAAGATTCGGATTCATCGAACATTGAGTGAATTTTTCAATCACTGCAGGATTTTGGTCTGAATCGTAATAATCTCTAACTAAGACATCGAATGTATTACTAACAAATGACATGTTCGCTAAAGAGATTTTGATTTCTCTATTTGCGGATGTACCATCAGAAATTGTTATAAGTTTGAATAGTCTAAATACTGTATCACCTCGTAATTCAGATACCACCCAAGGTGTTTCGGGAGTCTGATATTGTTCCAAATAATTGGAGATTGATAACGTAGACCCGCTTCTTGAAGAACTCAAAGGAATTAAATTACAATTCAATCCTCTAATATATCCTTTATTATATGCGTAGTTAAGTAAGGTTGAATAACTTTCTTCTACGAATAATGGAACTTCTGTTCTTGGTTTATCAAAGTTAGAAACTCCGAAAACTTTTGGAAGGTAATTAGTATTAGAATTCTGTAATGATGTTTCGAATTGGAATGTTTGATTTGTTCTTGTAAGACCTGAGATTTTGAAAGTAGAATATGGGTTAGATGATACTCCTGAATATGAACCTGAGCAAACCATATTTACATTTGTTATAGCGGACACTTCATAAACAGGTCCATTGTCAGAAATATACGCCGCTTTACCTCTTGAACGTAAAGTACCTACAACTAAATTATCGTAATCGGAATAAGATGTTCCGGAAAAAGGTTGTATATAAACATCAATAGCCCCTAACCAAAGGTTTCCTTGGTCAGAAAATTGACCTGAAGCACCTGGTGTTTGTACAATGTAAAAAGAAAACCCTGCATATGTTCCATTAGAATTAGTGAAAGTTGCATAATACCAAGGGTCATTGTCACTACCACTTAGAGTATTTTCTGAAAGTGGAATACTTGGAACACCAAAATAATTGGTTTCTCCTGTGAATGTTGGAGAATTTGCATTATATATTGAGTCAGTTATTGACCCCCAATATCCGATAAGTGGGATATTTTGACTTACTGAATTTGTAAATTTGTACTGTAATAAGTCAGAAAGTAAATCTTTTATGTCAGCCCTTGGTGTTGAAGTTGAACCATCTGTTTTTCGATAAGAGATATCCAAAATATTGGTTATACTAGCAATCGTTAAATCATCAAAGTCAAACGTATAATCTGTGATAGTTGTAGATGATGTTGCACCTATAGCACTAAAGGTTATTGTTGAGGCATTAGTCTGACTACCGTTTATGCCAATTGTTGTTGCATCAACATTTGCAACTGTTTTTATAGACCATGATGGACCCGCATCATAACCTGATAAACCAAGAATTCTCGATACGAATAATTGATTTGATTGTTGTAAATATGATTTAGCGATATACGCTGCCTCATATTTAGGAATTTGTGTGTTCACAAATTTTTCTGGAGAAGTACCACCGAATATTGTTTGAAATTCGTCATAGTTCTTGATGAAGATTGGTTCGAAAGCGGGACCTTTTAAAGTCTCACCAACAATACCCAATGTAGTCACACCAACACTAGAAGCGACGAATGATAAATCAACTTCAGATGTGTAAACCCCAGGAGAAACGAAAACTTTACTGTTTGCCATTTTTTTTGAGTTTTTTAAGATTTATTATTTTCTCAATAAATATTATAGAAAAAACCAAAAACTTTACTCTTTACAAAATATTTATAAATTAGGTAGATTATTTTCTGCCTTTTTTATCTTATGGATTCTAAAGACTCGGAAGTAAAAAATTTAAAGATTTCTAAAGAAGTTCACGACATCTTAAAGAAGTATTGTGAAAAAAGAGGGATAAAAATTTATCGTTTTTTAGAAACTTTAATTCGTGAAAAGTGTGTAGACAAGAAAGATATATATGGGGAAAACTAACTATTATTGAGTGATTCAAAGGTAATAGTTGATTCCAAAGTATTGTCAGATTTTGTTATTATAAACTTAACATTATCATTAGTGCTTATCTGAATAGTTGTTAAATCTGAACCGTAGTAATCATTATCAATATAAACATCAAAAGATAACAAATTGGTCGTGTTTATTAATGATAAAGAATCAGTTAAGTTAAATGTTCTCACAACTTCGGTAGTTCCTGATGGAAAATCTAAAACAATTTGTCTGCTTTCTTGAGGCTCATTACTACCGTTAGTTTTTTTGGTAATCACACCACCATCTGTTTCGAACACTTGTATAAACCTATTCACTGCAGGGCTTACGGTAAATTCTTCCTCATCAATTAAAAATCCTAACATTATAAATTCATAACTTTGGACGTAGTACTTTCTTTTGTCTAAATCCATTACTGATTCATCACTAATGTTATTCCATATGATAGGTATATAGTGTCCTTTGATTGTTGCATATGCCTGTCTCGATGCAAATTTTCCAAGTACTTTTTGATTAAAACTATTTAACTCCCTCATTCTATTACAAACAATTTTTACTTGATATGTAATATCAACAGGTATCGGTTGAGGTATTTTATATACGTCGGCACCTAATTGTTTACCGTCCCAAGTTGGTACTGTCGCATAAAAATATTGTCTTCTATTTGGTATGTTATATATTAAAGCAGGGTTTGTTCCAAACTTAACTTCAGGAGTTCTTACTGTTGTTATAAACGGTGGTTTTACGTTGAAATCTAGGTCTACAAAGTTCCAAGTTTCGGTGAATTGTGCCCAATTTTGTGTTGTTATAATTATATCCACAACAGGAACTAATGTTCCATCGACAACTAGTTTAAGTTCGTCCCTAACAAAATCCATAAACCCCCTATCTAAATCGGCATGTAATATTGATTTAGGTAAGAATGTACCATCTTGATTAATTTTATCTACCAACTCTTCTCTTCTCGGGAATAAAGTTTTTGGATAATTAAGTGGTATGTTTTTTTTAATTTTTTTTGGGAATCCCATCTTATAATCCTCTAAATTCGTTATCCGTTACAGGGGCTGCGGTTATTGTTCTGTAAAAAGGTTTGTATCCAGCATAAGTATGTTTGTTATCTGAAACAACACGACCATCATCTATTACTGAATAATATCTAACTCTTGTTTCTGATTCATAATATCCTATATAATCACCAAATGCAATATCGACACCCAACTCTTCAAGATGTTTTGAGTACACGGATACTTTAAGATTACCTGGTTCGGTTTGTTCAATTTTAGAATTACCGTAAGTCTTATTTGTCGGGGCAGCAACTTGCACATAACCTTTAAATTCTATTGGCGGGTCAAACTGAACTCCGTCTTTGGTTGTTTCACCATAGACATCGTCTTTTTTTGTTTTGATTCTGTTGACACGATATAATACCAAAGTAAAATTCATATCTCCCTCTAACCACTCTGAACCCATATCGATGTCCAAATCGTAGTCTTCAGAACCAAAAAATTTACCTAATCTCGTAATTGGGACTTTCTTAGCCATAATATTGATAAATATTTGTTGTTCACTTATTTTTAGTTATAAAACATTTTTTTTGGAAAACGTATTCTCAATAGAACAAAAGGCGATTGATATTTTATCTTCTTACAATGGTGGTAATAATTTTATATTAAGATTAAAACAACAATCTTTAGTTAATAAAAAGTTCTTCCCTACAAGAACACAATCTGATTATATAATCACATACCATAATGAAAAACCAAAGGTTGCTAAAAAGTGGGTTGAGTTAGACCCTTATTTTGCAAGAAAGTTTGCGGATGAAAAATTGTTTCGTGAGGTCCCTAATAAAATCTACGTAGAAAAACTGTTAATAGAAAAAGAAAAATCTTATCATATTTGGGGAAAGTTTTTTGAGTCTGAACATTTAAGTGACTTTTGGGTTCCTAAAGGGGCTTTGATTAAAACTCACACAGTAGAAAAAGTTGATATTGATTATTCAAAGTATAGTCACAGACCTCCTCTTTCACATCAAAAAGAAGCGATTGAGAAATTAGCTGGAAGTAAAAGATTTATTTTAGCGGATGATATGGGGTTGGGTAAGACGACTTCAACTATTATCGCGGCGTTAGAGTCAGGAGCAAAAAAGGTATTAATTATTTGTCCCGCATCACTTAAAATAAATTGGTCAAGAGAAATTGAGAACTACACGGATAAGTCAATTTATATATGTGAGGGTAAGAATTTCTCATCAGACCACCATTTTGTTATCGTTAATTACGATATTATTAAAAACTTTCACGATATTAAAAATAAAGAAACATCACAAATTCTTAATTCTAAGTTTGATTTAGTTATTATTGACGAAGCCCATTACCTTAAAAATTCACAAGCGCAAAGAACCAAACTAATAAATCATTTTGTTAAGAATATTAATAGACTGTGGTTGTTAACTGGAAC